GACTCGTCGAAAAGAAGGTCATCTCTGGGTACGAGAACAACTCGACGACGGAGCGCGTTCGATTCAAGATCACAGGGTACCGCGGGAAAGATCCGATCGGCGATCTGAAGCTTCAAAAACAGTTTCGGGTGTCCAACATGCACCTCTTCCACCCCGTGCAGGGCATCAAGAAGTATTCGTCGCCGCTCGAAATCATTCACGATTTCGTCGAAATACGCATGGAGTGTTACCAGCGTCGCAAGGCACACATCGTGGCCGAACTGCGCGCGAAGGTCGATCTCAACGATAACAAAGCGCGGTTTATCGCCGACGTCGTCTCGGGGCGTCTCGTCGTATTCAAGCGACGCCGCGCCGATCTTGAATCTGACATGGCGAAATCGTTTACACCTATGAACGGAAATTTCTCATATTTACTCGATATTAAAACCCATCAGTACACGGAAGAGGCTATTCGTGATCTCATGCAGGAGGTCGATGCGTGTAGACGAGAATTACACGTTATCACGGGGAAAGATGAACGTGACATGTGGTTAGAGGATTTGAGGGGATTGTAATTACAAAAAAAAATTAAATGGCTCTCGACGTGAAGGCATAAGAAATGAGCCTTGAAAAAAAGGCGACGAGCTCGAAAGCGTACAAAATTTTTGTGCGATGGCACGAGGGCTTTCCGGGGATGAGACTGACCTGACCCGTGGTCATGTCGACGTCCACGAACGTGGGATACTGATTGTTCGTTTTTCTCATGCAGACATACATGTCGCTCGACATTAACGCGTAACGCGAAGTGCTCGCGCCGATGATGGCAGACAGTATAACAAAGAGGTGACCCATGCGTACATACCTACCGACGCGCGGTGGCGCACGCGCAGTTGCCGCGCACAGAACGAACGACACGATCATACACGTGATAGTCCATATGATCTGGTACTCGTAATTGTACGTTATCTGTGAGGTGACGATAGTGAGAGCGAGTTCAAGCACGCAGTTGACACCTGCGACCCGAGCCGCCGTGGTGCATGCATGGCTGCGCGCACTCTCGGTGGTGACACACGGCTTGTCAGCGGATTCGACATCGGCATTTGAGTGCTCGAGACTATCGAAGGAGTCTCTCATCGTTCGCGCGTGCGTAGATGTGGCGTCGCACCGCGTCGTCCCACGTGTCGACACACGGGTGTGGCATGCGTGTGGCACGCGCCGTCTCCGAAATTAACCTAGCGAAATATTTTTTCTAAAAAATATAATTTTGCATACTGTATGTACTCGATACCGATAAAGGTTGTCATGAAAGATTTTGCGATTTATAAAGTTTGTGAAAATGTATTGACAAACAGTGCGCGGAGACGATTTCCGCGGGAACGCGTGTACATATTGTGTAGTCTAAATACCATATCGTTTCTTATTCGCATAATAAGGTTGTCGACCGATCGACCGCGGGGTGTCGACACACTCGCGCACGCCGACGCTCCGACGGCCGTGAACTTTCACGCGGGGTCACGCGAGACCAAACACTCCGTCGGCCGAGAGTCCGATCACTCACACGTAGACGCACACGTAGACGCAGGCGCACATGACCGTCGAGACGCGACAAGGAAGGTTAAACATGGGCAGAACGAGCATGCGCATGCGCGACGACACAGCGGAACACGCGCACGACTCGGCAGAAGAAGAGTGCGTAGATGAAACGACAGAGGAAACACAGATGAGCAGCGGGTCGCTTCCGTCACACCAACCCCGTCGACTACCAACCGACATACCAACCGCCGACCACTCAAACGGGAGGGGTGCACCCCTCCGAGAAGCACGAGAGCTGGACCGAGAAGCACGAGAGCTGGACTCGCTTCGAGTTCGCATGGAACGCGCCGAGGATATATTAAGGACACAGACTCAAGGAATCCGCTATTTTGCGTTGATCGCGACGACGATTCTGTGCGCTTTGTGTTGGTACGCTCATGCCACGAAGAGCGGTATATGGGACAAAGTGAATGTTGCTATTTTCGCATGCACAGCGTGGTTGTTCCCGTCGTTCTATTGTCATGTATTCCAGGAGTGGATATTTACCGATCACGCACCACGATTTCTTCAACATCTCCGCATCATGGGGCACATGGATTTCTTTGGCTTACCTGCGACGAATTGGTCCCGTGCACTTTCGTGTTTTTGCGTGAACACGTTCATTGCGAACTTTTTATACCTGTTTTCAGCACTTTTCGTCGCGTCTCAGAGAGACATATATGTACTACGATGCGTCATTGGGATCCATTTGACATTTTGGTGTGGTTTAAACACCATGCACCGCATGATTCCGAGACCGGACGTTGTTTTTGACTTGATGAATAGATTACTGAGGGGTCAACATGCACAAAATTTCATTTATCTTATGACGACAGTCATCGTACCGTCCATCTTAAAACTGGTACTGGAGAATTGGGATGCCTTGATTTCCGAGCGCGATGAGTACACCGTCGCCTTTGCTGCGGTATTTTGCGTGGACGGTATGTACTACACGCTTAGTCTGTTCAACACAGACGATCCAATGTGGGCACTCACGCGACAACCGGGTAGAACATCAGTCGAAGTGTTCAATTTGCAGAGCCTAATGATGGGGATGCTAGCGAAATTTGTCTGGGTTACCAGTACTCTGTTTTTGAGTGATCGCGCAAAACGGATGTGGATTTCCGTCGAGCTCGTCGTACAGGTCGTTTCCCTGATCGCGGTGACCTGGGTATCCGACAGATATATACCAAACGAAGAGTATAGATCGATCCGATCACACGCAAATGATATTGGGGCTAAAGTGGTGGTGATATGCAGCCTGGTCTATGCAGCCCGGGGTGATCTTTTTTTCATCTTGGATTTCATGATTAAGACGGTGGTTTACACGTTTTTGTTCAATAAATTTCTCAATAAGGTTTGTCGTAGCTAATTTTTGTAATTTTTGTAGCAACAAATGAGCGCATCGCATCCGTGACAAAAAATTTCACGCGCCATTGTAGATGAGCGGTGAAGCCGCGAACATATCGCTGAGTGCCATCGGGGCACAGGAACCCGGCCTCTTGTCGAATACACCCACCGAATCACCGTTCTACCCGCGAGACCCGTCGCAGCACAGCGAGTTTAGAAAATTCCACAGGGTCACGAATGTGAAGCCCAGGGAATCGACACCAGGGTGGCCTTTCGGTCAAAGATCGATCAAGGTGACGTTCGAGACTCAGAACATGGGCGATTTGCTCAGTAACATGTGGGTTCACATGGAATTACCCGCGCTCGGAAACGGTGAAAACTTTGCAGATCAGGTCGGTCGACACATTTTTAAATCGGTTCGAATTTTCGCCGACGAGACCGAGCTCGAGGTGTTCCACGGTGATTGGGGTGTCATATGGGATGAACTGTACCTCGAGACATCGGAAAAGGTGGCGAACCGGTTTTTAGTCAACAGGTCACTGGCGTTCGATGCGACGCAGACTAACCCGAGCGACGCCAATTTCAAGGCGGACCTGATGATCCCGCTTCAATTCTTCTTTTGCCGAAAGTACGTGACGGATGAGTACTCGGCCAACGAAGTGAGAAGACCGTACCTTCCCCTCTGTGCCATGTATAAGCAAAAACTCATCATCGAATTTGAGGTGCATCAGCAACAGTTTTTCGCCAACACGGCGTCGACGCTCGCGCTATCCTCGTTTGACATCGTCACGGAAGAGATCACGATACGCCCCGAGGAACGACTGTACCTCATGCGTAACAAGCAAACGATGGTGACTGACGTGGTCAGACGCCACCCTGAATTGGACATAGAATCAAACTCGGAGAGGGTCATCAAGCTCGACCTTGTGCCAAATCTGCCCGTGAAGGCGATTCATTGGTTTTTCAGAGATACGCGATTCGAAAATGAGAGCGTTGTCGGGGAACCGGGTGAGACCGATGAAGGTGAACTGTACGTTCATAACAGGTTCAACTTTAGTCGGGACATGGATTTTGACGAACTCAACACGTTCTTTTCACCCGTCATGAAATCCGCGCGCTTTCACATAAATGGAAATCCATTCCCGAACATCACGAACGCGACGCACGGGTTCTACAAATATCTCGTCCCGTATCAACATCGTTTATCGCGGCCTATTCGAAACATTTACACGTGCGCGTTTTCACTGGATCCCGGGAGTGTGAACCCAACGGGCTCGCTTGATTTTACAATGTTAAAGAGCGATAGAACGAACATTGAAATCACGTTAGAGTCGGTCGCTACGAATTCGTACACGATGCATATGTATTACACGGCCTACAAAACGTTTATGTTTGAAGATGGTAAACTGAGTGATGCCATTTCAGTGGGTGGCACCGCGCTTGAATAGGTGCTTGTTCTCGCGCATGAAGTCGATGATACCCTTCGTGATGCACCATTTGAGAAAATTCAATTGTGCGAGCGTGGTTTTGACCGTGTGATCGGTGTTCGGGACGTCATATGTGATCTTGGATGCCCGACAGAATGGATCGAACAGGCGTTTGCTGTACCCGTCGAGGCTTGATTTATAACTCGTGTGCACTGTGAAGATTTTACCATCCTTGCTCATGTACGATGTATGATTCTTTTTGCTATAGTTTGTGATGAACCACTCTATGTTTCTCAGTGATATACCCGAATCGCCCCTTTTTTCCAGTATATCAACCAGTGTATCGCCATGTCGCGTTTCTGCGTAAAAATCGTCGATGCTCTTTTTTAAAAGATCGCTCTTATTCATATCGTTATCTATCTCCTATGTCTGAATGCATCGAATTCTCTAAGGTCGTCCTCTTCATCTTCGATATCGGGGACCGATATGACGAGTGGGGGAGTGGACGTCGTCGCCATCGCCGCCTCGGCGTTCCCCTGTAACACCGAAAACTGCGGATGCTGACATAAGTGCCGCTGGCAATACCCCGTCCCGTCGCTCGTTCTCTTCGTGCACGGCTTCCCGTTTTTGTTCACGCCCATGCACGTCGTCGCTATCCGCCTATTGCTACCGTCTTTCGGCATGCGCGAGAGAAGATCGACCGCGCTCTGCTTCGGGACCCCAAGTATCGTATGTAATAAGTTTAAATACACTTCGAAAAAACGTTCGACCTCCTTATGTGCGTACTCATCCAGGAACCCGCGAACCTGATCGACGATCGCATCGTTATCTGACATTATCACTTGTCATTAATACGACAGTAATCTCTAAATAGGTCAGAAATCGTTTGTTGGCCAGGGGGTGGCTCTAATTTCTTTTTTCTTGATTTCTTTGGTGGTTTGTGTGCCTCGATGATCTCACCGAAAATTTCATCTTTTGGCGATTCCACGAGTGGATCGAGCAAATCACACACTGGGCGTAAGAACTTGTTTAGGAAATAGTAGTGATAATCGATGGGGATGTTGTTTTCCTTGACGTAGACGGGATCCTCGCTCTTCTCGTACGCCTTCGCCTTTGGATCTCCGGTGTTTGTGAGTAAGTACGGTACGCGATCTCCCGATTGCGGTTCGCTCCCAGGTTTGCGTTCGCGCATTCGATCACGACACTTGACGTGCGCCAGGTTCGGGTTCTTATAGCGATCACCGAGCTGTGCGCTCAGAATGAGCTCCTCGTTGGGGACATCACCGGTCAACAGCTCGATCGCTCGTCTGCGTGCGAGTGTGATCGGCGTGTCCGTTTCGCTGGACTCAAGGATGACGTCGAGGAGCTCCTTGAGCACGCGCCTCACGTGCGGTGTGTTATCGCGTCGAACCAGTGAGAGACCCTTGACGTCGATGTATTTGAACTCAACTTGACCGGATTTACCCATCTCCCAGAGCTTGGCCGCGTAGCGCTTCTTCGAGTATAAAAAGTACGGGCAGTAAACCTTTTCCAACTCGAGGTCGTTCGGTTTCTTAAAAAGCGCCGTACACTCTTTCGCCGCGCGTTCGCCGAGCTCCCAGCTGTAGTCGATGGCATCTTGACCGGTCCGGCCCTGCACATCAAACTCCACCATCACTGAATCGGTATCTGAAAAAAGGTTAGTTTAAGTCGAACGATAATGATAATGATAACGCGTACCTCCGTATCGCACTTTCGCCCCAGGGAAGTTCACCTCGACGTAATTTTTCGTTTCCTCAATCATGGAGCGACCCTTACGCGTCGTCGTGGACGCGATGGCCATGCACGGGAGTATGCCTTTGCTCGCACCGGTGAAACCATACATCGAGTTCATCGAGATTTTGTAAGCCAACTGTTTACCGTTGTACACCTCCTTCATGGCGGGTGACGTCGCGTTTGCCATGTCTTTTTTCGCCTGTTTTCGAAAAGCTTTCAGATCATTCAAAATCGCAGGGAGCACGCTCGGGACGTTCTGTGCAAACCGATGGTCACCGAACTGCTCGTATTCAATACCCGGGATGTTGCCATATTTGTGAGTGTCCATTACGAGCGTACTGTAGCACAGGTTATGCGCCATCATGATGCTCGGATACAGAGACGCAAAGTCTAGCGCGGTGATGGGAGTATAGTACGCTCCCTTCTCCGCGTCGAGCACGGTTGCGCCTTCGTACCCTTGTTCCGGAGTGCTTCCATACTCGAGAGCCGGTACCTTAAAACCGGACTCCAGTGCTTTCTTTGTCAGTTGACTGAAAACCTTGATTTGTTGCCCCCTTTCGACAAGAAAGCACAGCGGAACCCACGTCGCCTTTGCCATCTCTAAGAGATTCAGGAGTGTACACAGCTTCTTCAAGAGTCTGTGTGGAAGAAGCGTATCTTTCACACAATACTCAGCCACTTCCCGGAGCTTCACTGGGTCACCCTCTTGAAATCGCTTAAACATCTCCTTCGGAGGCATATCGATCTTTTGATCGCCGAGGTACAGTTTGGACACGTTATCGAGCTTGTAGCTGTCGAGCTTGTACCCCTTCTTCACTTCTCCAAAAAGATCAAAGACGAACCGACCGGGCATGGGAATCAGTTTGAGCGTGTTGTCCCCAAGGGCAGACGAACTGAGACGTTTTTCGATCATCGAGCACGGTTGGCGTTTGAATCTACCCAACTGCATGGCGTCGTACACGCACCCGTTATACTGCGCGCGCTTGTAAATGTACTCGAGATCGAAACCAAATATATTCCACCCTGTCAGGACGTCTGTTGACATATCCCTGACGTACGCCGTAAACGCGAGTAACATTTCTTTCTCGGTGGCATAGCTCAGTATACGAGTCCCATCGCCTATGTTTGGGTCCGTCTCTTTATAACAGAAACACACCTTATCGTACGGTACGTCTTCGCCAAACCGACACAGAGACGCGCCGATCTGAAAGCATGCGTCGTCAGGAATAGTCGGGTTTGGGAATTTTCCCGTCGATGAATTCGTTTCGATATCAAACGAACACACGACGAACGGTGCAATGTCGTCACGCGCCACGGGCTTTAATTTTTCCCAGTTCTTGCAATATAAATCAATATCAACGTGAGCGATATTGTTTTTTATGCATGAATTACACGTATCAAGCCACCCTGTACTTTGAATCCCAGTTTCGTGCATGAGCCTTAATACGGGGTCTAAGTTTGACTCATATACCTGAAGTTTTCTCGCTCCCCCTTTAAGCTGTATTGGCTTTTTCAAGACCCAGTTGACCCGTCGGCGCATTCCCAGATTGACGAAGTCGAGTCTAAGAAAGTTCTGTTCCTCGTTGTTCGTGAATCCCCACATATCCTTGGCACGAACGATCGAGCAGTTCACCAGGGCCCCAGGGCATTTGTCTTCGATTTCTGCATATATCTCGCGCCCCTTAGCCATGGTCGAGTCCCCAAGACGCACGAAGAAGTACGGCAACACTTTCGTCGTCACACATACGGATTCGCCCGATTCGGTCTTACCAAAGATCGACACCAGGTGATGAGGATCGTCCGCGCCGTCGACGATCTCGTCGCGGGCTTCCCAGGTGAGCGCCTGGAAGACCACCATGGCGCGTGCGCGTTTGTGAGGTATGGTCCGATTTTTTTATGTTGATAATAGGTATAAGACGAAATGTCAGGATTAGTTGAATTGGTCAGCCGAGGCGAACAAGACCGCCACCTGATCGAGCGACCAGAAATTTCTTTTTGGAGACAAAATTATCGGCGATACACTAACTTCAGTATGAAGCCTGAAAGGCTGGATTTTATCGGCACCTTCGGCGCGAACCAGGAGGTCACCATTCCGATCAGGAGTAAGGGTGATTTGCTTAGTTACGTCTGGATCGAATATCCTGAAGTCGGCTCGGCTCGTACCAACGTGACGAAAGGCCTCCACGCTCGAAACGCCGCGCCGACGGAGTTTTCTCTCTGGATCGGTGGCCAGAAAGTGGTGGAAATGGACTCCCTCTTCATTCAGGGGGTCCACAATGTCCTCTACCGCGACGGGGACAGTAGCTGTTCGGTGACGACGAACGACGTGCTCGAAAACGCAAAGGGCACGAACGGGAACGCCGATCACTACGTGATCCCATTCTTCTTCAGCAAGGACTGGACCAAGTGCTTGCCCCTCATCGCCATGCAATACTCAGACGTCGAAATCCGAGTCAAGTGTCGACCGGGGCTCAACATCGGTGCGGGTGTCACGCCGAAAGTGTTCGCGAACTTCGTATATCTCGACACCGATGAGCGAGAGTTCTTCACGAAGGGTGAGCATGAATTGCTCATCACGCAGGTACAACACCAGCCCGCGGAAAAGACCGATCGCGAATACGACTTGACGTATTTTAACCATCCGTGTGTTGCGTTTCACATCGTCTCAGGTGAGGCAAACAACGGTCTTTGGAGCAGTGAGTGGAGTTTCGACACGGCCACCATGTACGTCAATGGTCTGCCGCTCTTTGAAAACATGTCGAAGGTGTATCATCACACCGTGGTCGCCGAAAAACACACGTCGGGGCTTCCGAGCGCGGCGCTCGACGGCGTGCCCGTGTACACGTGGCCGATGGCATTAAATTTGAATAAATCACAACCGAGTGGGAGCATAAATATGTCCCGTGTCGACACGGCAAAGATCGTTTTACAAAACCCGAGCTCGGGTGCCGGCAATTCCACGTTGCAGCGTCTGTACGCGGTCAATCTCAACATTTTAAGAGTGAAAAATGGCCTCGCCGGTGTCGCGTATGGAAACTAAACTTAAACTAACACAAGCACTGTGAACTCATCGTATTTATTATGTCCGTTATAACATAATAAACATGATCGTTATTCTACTCGCCTGCGCATTGTCCAGCTCGTTATCCGCGGGTACTGGGTTCATGGGCGGGTTTTTCCCCGACACGAAACCATACGTGAAGAAGAAATTCAAATTGGAAAAGCTCAAGGACGCGATGAAAGATTTCGTCAAGGCCGAAGCTGACAGAAAGGCAAAAGACGCGAAGGTCGTCGAAGAGGGTCGAGCCGATGATTACAACGAAGAGGGATCCCAGGAGCGCATGGACGATCGAATCCGAGAGCTCAACAAAAAATTACCAATGTTCATGTGGTGTCAGACCACACACGAGGATTTGAAAGAGTATCGCGACGAATCCGAGAAGACCAGGGATCTCGTGGATGATATCATTCGAGAGATGAACATCGACTCTACGTACAGCAGGGACAACGTCTGTTTACAGGCGATCGAAAAGAAGCCGTACCACAGGACTCTGCAAAACAACCCCGTCGTGGCTACGTCGACGTTACAGCTCGATCCGTGGGAGGTCCCGGAGGACTACGAGGACGACGCTGCGTTCGGTTTTTGGAATTTCTTTCATGGTAAAAAGCCTCCGGCGATGTGCGATGCATCCACTCCACCGACAAACGGAGCCGTGGGCGATTGCACGGATAAACTCGCGTCGGGGTCGTCGTGTCAACCCACGTGCGACGACGGATTCGACGTTGACGGTGCCACGCTCTGTGTGGCGGGTGTGCTCAATCCCGCGAAGTGTATTGAAATCAGCGACGATTCGGAGGACGAGGGTGAAGACGGCGACGGGGCCGATGACGGAAACGGCGACGGAAACGGGGACGGGGCCGACGACGGGAACGGGGACGGGGCCGATGATGCCACTGAATAATTTAATTTATAGCCATATGATAGAATATGATTCGCGGTGCGCTCATCGCGGTGCTCATCGTCGCATACATTTACTGGGTTCGAACCAAGCGAGAGAAAATGATGTCAGTTGATGTATACGAGGATTGCGAATGCAAGAGAAAGATTCGAAGCGTTCGATTACCGACGGGTGGGAAATCACTCAGGGCCACGGGGATCACGACACCGTACAGACACGAGAGTAACGGCACAGTGACGATCGGGCAAGCGCCTTGGAGGTGTGTCAAAACGAAAGGTGTCCTTGGGAACGTTGAATATGGAGGGAATGATGACATAGATAACAAGGGTGTTTACGGCGATCTGGCGCTCGATCCCGATGGGACGACGCTAAATCTCGGTTGTGGAGTCACGGGTAACCAGTTATTTGTAAACTGGAAACGTGTGACCGATTGATATGATCAGCCCGTCGAACCAAAGCCATCGGAACCGCGCGACGTGGTCGCCATGGCTTCTTTCGAACACTCGAGCACGTCGGGTGTTTTAATACACTCGATCACGAGCTGGGCGATGCGGTCACCGATCGTCGCCGAAAAAGTCTCCGAACCTTGGTTGAAAAGGAGGACTTTGACCTCCCCTCTGTAATCGGCGTCGACGACTCCCGCACCGACCTGAATTCCGTGTCGCACCGCGAGACCGCTTCTCGGTGCGATTCGCCCGTACGTGCCCGCAGGTAGTTCAATTGACACGCCCGTTGGTACGAGACGGCGCTCGCCAGGCTCGATAACAATATCAGTGTTGCAGCTAAGATCGTATCCAGCAGCGCCATCACTACCGCGAGTAGGTAAGCGAGCGGTCGCATTTTCGCGCGTGACGAGAAGACAGTGCCCGGGTTGGCAGGAGCGCGTGGGCATTTCTAAACATATGTGATGCCATTTCTCTAAGTTCGTTGTTTTTAACGACATCAATGAATGATGGGTTAAAAACGATTCCTGATTAGTTTATGCGCGTTTTCTTAATTTTTGCCTTAGAGCCGCGTTTTTTCGCCTCAGGAGACGGTTCTCATAGTTCAATCGCCGAACGATGCGCTCCATTCGAGCCACGTTAGCCTTGGACATTGCATTCTGGCGTTGAAGATTCGGCGCGTTTCGAATGACGTTGCGAGGTGGATTATTACTCGGTCGATACAGTCGCACGCGCTCGAGGTTATTTGAAAACTTCACGCGTTTCTTCGTCTTCGTGCTCATATATACAGTATGCGGCTATTTTATTTTCGAGTCGCCTTAGTGCTCCGCCACGTGGTCGATTTGGTGTATCCATAGCGAGTGGGAACCTTCTTGCGACGAGCGAGCGCCACGCGCTTCGATTGAGTGTTTGTGCGCGTGCCAATTTTCCACGTCTGAGCTCTGTCGTATTCACGTCGTCTCGCGAGCTGCATCTGCGTCGACAGTCCCGGGGGGCTGCACTTGCGTTTGTACCTACCATATCTATCTTTACCAAGGGATCTCACCGGTCGCATTTGGCACTTAGTCGGGGGGTAATACTGAGCCTTTTTACCCTTGACGTGAATCGGTTTGCCTCTCGCTTTACATCCTTTACATTGGACTCTGTGGACCGTCTTTCTACCGCTGCCATAGATTGAGGATACACGAGCCTTATAGAACGTTTTAGTCTTGGGGTTGTAGTAAATTTTGCCCGGGACCTTCACCGGGTTTCGAGGCACCTTTTTCCCACCGCGTTTTACCATCCAGGCCATGTTATCTATATAGGAAACATGAGAAAAAAAGTGAACGTATGGTAAGTAGTGCGATGAACAATTCGTACAGGGACGGTATAGAAATCGTATATAGATCCGATAACAGGCGACTCTTCGACTTGAAGAGAGAGGAAATCGCGCGGGCCTCCGTGTTATGTAAAAAGGAAATATCACCTGTGTATCTAAAAAAGGCTTTAAAGCGTGCAGACGTTGTCGTACTGGCACACGACGTATATAAGAATGACATTCGGGGATCCCTCAGGGGCTTCGCGACTCTACAAATGGACAAGTACCCGGGTTTTGTGTATCTCGATGTCATCTGCCGCGGCACGTCGACCGGTATGAACTTTAGGGGTAAGCCAAGAGCCGCACCCGGTCGTTCGATGATCGACGCGATCAAGTCTGTAGTGCGTAGGACGAATTCACAGGGAATCGTACTCACGGCACTGGAATCGGTTATCGGGTATTATACACGCCTCGGGTTCCGCGCCGTGCGAAGTCGGAAGCGTATGAGACAAATCGATTGCCCAGGGTATCGGACCGAGAATGATCAGGACAGAAACATTTACAACGACATAACAGCCGAAGGAGATACGACGTTCATGCGATGGTGCGCGCGACGGGCGGGGGTTTAAATTTACTCAGGCGGACACCCAGGGATTGGAGAGAACGTCTCTTTTCCCGAGACAGGTAAGTCGTGTCATCCTTTTGAACTTCGAGCCAAAAGAACAGGCCATTTCTATCCGGAAAATACTCAGAGAGTATGTCGAGGTGTGAAAATTTTCGCTTGAAATCGTTAAGCTTGGTAAACATGGCGAGCCATTGGTCTTCCGTCGGCGTTATCCAGGCATTCGCGTTTTCCTTTGCGCTCATGTATTCACAGCACCGTTCGAGCCATGTCGTAAAGTATGCGTTATAATCGAAATCGACGACCTCTAGTTCTACCGGTGGATCGACACACATCTGGAGCTCGAGCATTTCTAGTGGGAACGCCCATGATAATATCTCGTACGGGTCGGTCGTACTCGACATGGCGTATCGAATCATATCAGGTGTGACGAGACCCCGTCCCTGACGACGTTTACGTTTCTCGTGCTTTTTACCCTCGGTGTTCAGGTACTCCTCACGGGTCAGGTCAATGCTTTTAGACAAAATGATTTCCTGGATTTCGATCGGGAGCACGTCCCACAAGCTCATGACATCCTACTATGATGCGGGAAATTTTCACTCGCGCAGGCGCTTGAGCACGTCGGTGAGAACAACCTGCACGCCCTCGATGCCTTTACATATCTCTGTCATGTGCAGGTCGCTTCCACGACTCGATATGGGTCGATCCACGAACAATTTCTCGACGCGCTGAAGCTCCTCTATGGCTGTCACTATACCCATACCACACGCGAGGTACCACGAAGCCGAAGCGTCGAGCTCCTTTTTTTGAGCACGCGTCAACCGCCGCATATCGATAGCGCTCATTTTTTTTCAAACCACGAGGTGCTCGAGCGTGTCTCGAAAACAATCATCGTCGACTATGGCGTTGATCTCGTTACCGGAAAATGCGACCTGTTCGATCATCCCATGATGTCGCGTGGGTAAAACATCGAACTTTTGGACCCACACGAAACTCGCATTCGTGCTCATGGCCATGCGTTCGATGTCATCCTGCTCGTATTCCACGACATCGAGCATGAGAGCCTCGGTATCTGGATCTCCCGGTTTCTCCTTTTTCTTCACCTTGTTAAGATTGCTCTCAGGGGACAGGTCCATGATGGGCCACTCTCCGTGCTTGGCCATGAATCGTGCCATGTATCGAACGGCGTTGTCTGCGGTAGATCGATCCTTAAACGTCACGACACGAGGTTTGCCCACGGGGTCGACCATGGTCAGGAACCTCTTTGGTTTCGCGAACCTGAGACATACAAAATGAAACGACGCACTCATCGAGACGTATATAAGTTAGTAACAGTTTTTCTGTGCGTTTTAAACGCTTAGAGAAATGTCGTGTATGAATATAAATGAACGATTTTCTCAAGAACTTTAACCCGAGAGAAGAATCACACGTCGCCTGGCTCAAGGCCATCGGTGAGGCGATGGCGAAAGCCACCAATGGGAAACGCGTGAACCTCGACGCGGTCGTAAACGAAAACCCAATGGGGTGCACCATGACGAACATGCTTGAATTCGCGGAAATCCATTTTCAACTCTCGATGAAGTATTCAACGGCCGTTCTAAACCGAAACGCGTTCGTCCCGAAATGATAAGTACTCGTTTAATGTAAAATCTACGTGCTCAGAATTTTCATCCATCCTGACCAATAAAATAGCCCCGTACACCTCCTCGATATCGAACGGTGGTGGGAGTGTGTTTTCGTTCTTCACGAGTGCGCCACACGATCTGATAATCACGACATCGATGTCGGGCCACTGACCTATAAATGTGGGTAGACCACGTATGTATTTGACGACTTCATTTTTCTCCGGGCTGATGTCCAAGTCGATTTCGCGCACGGCATCTCGGTCGGTGTCTATAAGCACTGCCCTCGGCATTCTGATATACCCTTGCATTTAATTATCACATGGTAGGCGTCTACGAACGCGCGATGGTCGCCTCAGTGGTGGCGGCTCGATGCAGGGAGGAATGCTGGGAATCGGGGACGTTGGCTCGAGTAACATGTCAGTAAATGAGGACATATCTTTAAATCGAACCCATATATATCACCATCCATGAAATTTCAAACACTTTAATGCACGAATTTCACGAAGTCTATGTCACCTCTCTTAACCATCTTCGTCGTCATGGGGTTTATGAATACGTTCGTGTTTCCGTTGAGAATATATACATCTTGAATGTTTTTGATGTCACCTCTACGTTTGTAGATGTGTTGCTCACTCTGATTCGTCTTCGCTTTCCCCAATTGGTTAAAGGTATTTACCGACATGTACGTCGCCGCTCGATTGGTATTTTTGATTCTCATGGCGGTGTTACCGGCGTTGAAGTTTACATACGAAATAGAATTAGACGCGCCATTATTCGGTATTTTATGGTTTATATATTTGATTGGAACGCGTCGTCTGATTTTCCAACGATTATAATAAGTTCTAGCGTTCATTGTTCCGTCAAGGCTATTATTAAAAAATGGATTTGCAGTATACTTGATCCGCGCGTTATTACGTAATTTTAATATACTGTCGGGAATATTTATTTTTCCTTTATGACTGACTTCTAAACTGACCAACTGATTCATGTTACCTATATTATTCGGTAAAGATTCCAGGTCCCAAAGACCCTCTAAATTTAATCTCTTTAATTTTTTCAATTTAGTGATACTATCAGGTAATCTTTTCATTTCATTATTCCACGATAAATTCAACTCCTCAAGGTTTTGTAATTGATCAATACCATTCAGGTCGCTTGGAAGGTATAAATAATTATTCTGAATATTCAAGTATTTTAATTTTGGAAATTGAAAGAAGGACGCGTCCGGAAACCGGAATATGTGTAAGCCGTCTAACGTCAAATAACGCAAATTCTTTGCTTTCGATACCTGTTTAAGAAGATTTGCCTTCTGCCGCATCTTGTATTTGTAAGTAGATCCGCGATCGATAGCTTCTATACGTAACACTCTGAGAACTAATGGATCCGAAATATTGGAGATGGGTTCAAAATTCTCAAAATCTATATGAACTTTACAGGTCAATGATTGTAATTGTAATTTTTTCAAAAGGTCTCCCCGGAATTTGCGAACCTTGCCTAGTATATTAACAGCTCTAAGTATGGGGCTATTAACCATCTCCTGTGTCGGAAATTCACTTACTATTGCGTCTGAGTGAACGGTTACGGTTTCAACCCCTTTCATGTAATCCTTATTTTTGAACACATCGTCGCTCCTGATAACTAACGTGGCGCCATACATGTCTATGATAATATTACATTTTTTTACAAGCACAGAATTAGAGAAATGGTTGCAGAATGATACAAAGGATAGCCATGGGCGGCGGTGGAGAGGCAACGCGCGCCTACGTCACGGAGAAGCTCTCGGAGTTGCTCGGGCTACCGATTGAAAACGGTACGATCGTTAACATCGAGCGCGGCATCAACAACTATGCCGTGTGTGCGATGAAGAACAGCGAGGATGCCGCGTGGGATAATCACAGGTTTGTCGACGTGTATCGACATAAATTCTTAGAAATCCAAGCCAACATCAAACGGTGTGAAGCGTTCCGTGAAAAGATTAAAACCAAAGCCATCAAGTCAACGGACGTCATCACGATGGAGCCTTGGCGCGCCATTCCGGAAGGACCGATGGCGCTCGCACGAGAAGCGCACATCCACAGCGAGCTCCGAAAGGAATTCTATAAACAGGAAAAGCAAAACCAGGAAGGGTTCTTCAAGTGCTCTCGGTGCAAATCAAAAAAGACGACGTATTATCAATTACAGACACGATCAGCGGATGAACCCATGACGACTTTCGTCTCGTGTTTGAACTGTAATCGCAACTGGAAGATGTAATTTAGAGAAATGCTTGTAAGCGATATAAATGTACGACCCACCGAGCGCCCATTACTCCGAGCTCGATGTCTCGCACCTCGATCCACAGACCGTGTTCACGTTCATGGGTCGAAACGGTCGGCGTTTTTACTGGTTGACTCGCCGACTCTCGCTGGACTATTTATGGTTTGATCACGACAGGAAAAGGATTGAAATATGGGGTGCGTATGAAACCCACGACCAATCTCGACATATCATCGAAGCGGAGCTCGAGCATTTTCTAACAAATTTAGAGACTAGCGGGTAATGTAATGTAAAGGGCGAGATGCCGCACGCAATCAAAGTCGATCTATTAGACCACATCCTGAATCCACCGGAGACGCAACCGCCGCGTGAAATAGACGATGCACCGATGCCGCGCGTGTACCACGTGCAAGAAAAAGAGGTGTCGCCTCCGATGGATAGAGTATTCGTACAGTTGACTTACACGAAAACACGCGTCAAGGTCAAGCTGAATACGAGCCTCATAGACTTACACGAAAAGTACTTCGCGCGAGCTCGCGCACCGCCACTGCGAGCGTTAACGGCGGCGTATAAGTCGGTCGGGTGCTCCGAAGAGTTCCTCGAGCGATTCAAACGGACTCGGGAACGGGCGAAGCGCGTGTGCTCGTCGGAGTTCATGAACAAGTTCGTCGCTGAGCCGAAGAAACGCGCGAAAAAGGCGAAGGCGGTAGTGAAAACGCCCGACGACGCTGATGATGAAGCGCGTGACGATGATACCGACGAAGAGCCAATCAGTGATCACGAAGACGATGGATACGATATTAGGAACGAAGATATGGATGATATCATCGAATCAGATGTAGATGATGAATTTGATCAAGATGATAATCATGACATGTAATATCTCACAACTCGACGCGAAATGGCGAGTTTCCGTGTCATCCATGCTTTCGCCCGAGACGCGTATAGGCGGTCACCGAGACCTGTGTCACGGTCTCCGTTGACCGTCGCCGCACGACAGCATCGCGCTCGACTACCGCCGACGAGAAAGAAGGAGAACGCGCCGCGCAACCGATACGAGTCGCTATCGTTCGAATCGGGGGCACCCCCGCCCGAGTGCGCGAGTTGTGGGAAAGAGATGATAAACGTGCCTATAGTCATCACGCGCTCGGACGACCTCATATGTTTACCCTGCTTTTGCGTCGGGGCGCTATACCACACACATGGCGATTCAGCGTGATATATCAATAAAAATTTAGATGATAATCAATACATCTTACCTAACCTATCATATCGCGACGCATGCTTTCTGTCGAGACCGCACCTTTCCCGTCGACAAGCGCGCTCCTCGCGCCTTACTCGTATAAGAAGTGTTCGTGCACGGGCACTCCGACGTGTAGACAGATCGCAGACGCCTTCCCGGGCATACACTTTTCATGCGACGAGTGCGAGCATGCGTGGAAAAAGTACGGTGAAAGAAAGATCGAGGAGGGCATCAAGCAATATTATAAGTGTAGAAAATGCCGTATAAGAAAATACGTAATTTTAAACGGTGAACAAAAAACAGATAGGGTTGTAAAGACAATTTTCATTCATTCATAATTATCACATACGACATATCGCGACGCACACCATGCGCATGCAAGGAGCGGCGCGCCTCTTAACGGGAACGGGTATCAATGGCAACGGACCGCGAAGTAAACGTGCGCCTAAAGACCATTACGGACGCGGCAGTCGCCAAGCTCAGTGCTTCACCATCGCCATTTACGAAAAAGATTTGATGCGCGCGAGAGAACTCATAAACGCGACTATCGGATACGACACGCGCAAGGGGATCGTGCCGGTGGATGTTCTGAACATCGATGTGTTCGATCCATCGCGTGGAGCGAAGGCGGGTCAGCTATTCGCCATCATCGAGCTTTCCCACAGCGCACCCGCGAGCGTGTTCAAGCCGTACTTCGGTGACGCGTGTGTCGTTAAGTGTTCCGCGTTCGATAAGTTTTATTGGAAGCGATTTTTCACACAAATCGATATATGATAAATAAGTGATATTTCAAGATATCACATCACAAGACATATTTTGAAATAAATACATACCCCTTTTCTCGTCGTCACGTCACTCCGCGACGCGCGCGACCGCGTACCCACCCATGCGCGCGACAGACGAGTACGCGCTCGTGCAGTTGGAAAGAGTACTCGCACCGATGGCGTCCGTGCGATATAAACAGTTTGGGTGGAGGGTGCCCGAGGTCGAGGGGTTTATCGACGGGGAGTGCAGTACCTTTATGCATGCGCGAACGACGAGCGGTGTGGAATTTCTCAATCGTCCCGTGTACCTATCCATGAGCGTGCGCGGACCGTTGGGGTGGAAGGTTCAAGTGAGACATAAACAGGGGGAGGCTTTGAGAAACTGGGACAAGCTTGGGCCTTACAAGCTCACCACGCTCCGAGTAGGGAATGGCGGCGGTGTGGTGAAAACCCGGGAAGTGATGGTGGGTGTGGATGAACCCGCGATAATAACCCTGAAGGAAGGCGACATAGTGCGTTTCGGTGACCATACGGTTATAGATGATCAGCGAAATCCATTCGTGTACGTTTTCGTGCGTCGACCAAGGGCGATGACGTCACCAATTGATGCCGGGGAAAAGGTGGATATGAAGTGCCGGGTCTGTCATGATTACTACGTAGACCCGTACGAGTTTCAGTGTGGGCACGCCGCGTGCCTTTCATGCATTCACAAACTCGCACGCGAGGGGTGCGACCGATGCGTTGTGTGTAACCGATCGGTGAAGGGGCTGGTCCAGAAATCACATCGAAAAGTAACAGTACGTTTTGGTTTGGATAAAATGTTACAAAGACGCGCACGGGAGATTTTAACGAGGAAAATACACAATCAATTGCTAGCTACCACGGTATGTGATGAGGTTGGAAGCGAATGCAGTGCTTCAAGTGGTCTCTGAATGCACACAGGTCCTCGCTCGTGTGTATGCAGTTCAACATAGCACCAACGTACGCGTTGTATTTTTTATGCCCATGGCCATGAGTTAATCTGTCTGAACGCACTTTCATAAACCGCTTGCCAATGGGCGTGGGCATCATGACGATGTTTGAAGATTCGTTCACGTCATACCCCGTTTTACGAATAATGGGGTGCGCTTTAAATTGTTTCGGTATCACGTGATGATCTTGTACGAGCCCCGTGCCTAGAAGACCTTTCCTTAGCTTGAAACTTCGGCGCGCTAGGCTCCCGTAACGCATCTACATTATGTATAGTTTTTAAACGAGACCGCGTCGCTTGAGAGCGTTCAGCATCCGCGCGCGCTCAGTCGACGATCGCGCGACCGACATTTTCCGCGGAGGCGCTGTCGAAAGTCTTTGACCGGGCCCTTGGAAAGGGACGTGCTCACATAGTCCATTGACCTCTGATCCCTTGACCATGCACTCGTGCTTTGACTTCTTAGCCTCGGCGTTGATTCGTTCAATTTCTTTAATGATAGGTCCAATCTCACGAACGATTTTAGCGATCACTCGGTCCGATCGCATCTCGTCTATGGCCGATGTGAGCTGGTTCTCCAGGCGCTGGTATTCTTCCTCGAGTGCATCACCGCGTCGATCGTGTCGAACGTACGCCTTACACGCACTCATGACCCGAGCACACCGACTCGGTCGATTCGATTTACTCGCGAGGCTTCGCCTGAGTTCCGCATTCGTCTTAGGCACGCGCTTACCATTGACTGTCTTCGTCACCCGCACGCGAAGACGCTGAGCCCTCGAGACGAGGCGATCACGCGTGACATTGTTATTGTCACTGTCGCTATTCGTGTTACGATTCGAATTCGCGGTCTGTTTCTTACTACCTGGTCGCCGACTGGACGACACCGACTGACGACGCCCTCGTGTAGACACCATATATACCATGTGCAAATATTTTATTTACCAAATGTATATGACGATCAAGAGGGGGTATGCGTTTCGATACGAACGAAAAAAGGGTGTCATGTGGGCACCAACGCGCGCTGTTGCGGGCAGGCGTCGCCGACCAGCAATGTGTGCGACGTTGAAATTTCCCAGAGTGCGACGAGTTGCGAAGGATCTTAAGATCAAATTGCAAACGAAGCGAGACGGGAAGCGAGATAAACCGCAATTGTGTGAAATGATCAAGAGAAAGGTGGGCGTCAACAGGACGCCGATCAGTGTGCAGATTCGAAAGATGGTGGCGCCCAGGAAAAAGAAGGCCGTCAGAAAGGCCGCGTCCAAGAAGAAGGTCATCGCCAGAAAGGCCGCGCCCAAGAAGAAGGTCATCGCCAGAAAGGCCGCGCCCAAGAAGAAGGTCGTCGCCAGAAAGGCCGCGCCCAA